GTAAGGTGCGGTCTCGCGTTTGGGCGTGTCAGGCCAGAACCTATCCAGCAACTTGCCGCCCAAATCCAATATCCCGCAAGTTTAGCGTCGTGCCATTCGGGGTCGTTTTGAAGATTGTTTATTAAACGCCCCTCGTTTTCTGTAAGTGTTTTGCGGCGTGCGTTCAAATCCGCGTGATTTACCGGCCAGTCACACCACCGAGCGACCTCGTCGGGCGAAAACGCTATCGACCTCCAAACATTCGCGATAAAACCATCCTTGTCATTTACAATTTCGTAAATCTTGTCGAGTTTTGTCGGTGGACGTTTTAGTAAAACCGCACCACTGCCAAAAAATGGCTCAATGTATTGTTTAACGTCCCCAAGATACGCCCAAATCTTGTCAGCTACCCTACTCTTGCCGCCGAAATACGGAAATGGGGCTTTAAGGGCTTTGTCCATCACAACATCTTTCGTTGGTTTATCTGTCATTTTTTTACCTTTGGTGCGTCAACTGATTCATTGCCAAAATAAAGCGCGGGACGCCCGCCTACGAGAATCCCGCGCTTACTTCTTCTTAATGATTTATCAGCGAATCCGTTCATCATATCATCCCTGACTTTACTTGCGCCTCCGTGCTGGTTTATCTTCGACCTGCTCGAATGTAATCATCTGGCCAAGGACAAGAGGACAGATAATAGGCTTATCCGATTGTTTGATTTGTTCTATAATGCTTTCTTGTGGATACCAACTGTCATTGAAAGTATCAAAATTAGGTCTTTTAGACCATAATTCATATAAGGGAATCGTGCATTTTGCGCCTGTTCGAGTATAATAAATCCTTGCCTTTGCCATTCCTTACTCCTTTTTTCGATATGCCTGACACAATTTACCATTATTGCCGACCGTAGAAAGTCGTATATCAGCAACCTTAATATCGCCTGATTTGACCAATTCTTTAAGACGTCTTGATATGTCGTAACAAACATATCGCCATTCGGGTCCGCGCAATGCGGCGGCGATTTCTTTTGCTGTCATATCTATTGTTGAACTCTCAAGCACATCTATAATCTTTTTATGCCACGTCTCACGCAGATTCGATTTAACGACTGCTCTCGCCGCATCCTCGCTGGTCTGCGGGTCTTCCCGATGCACAAGCACTTTTACCTGTTGCTCAAATAATCCGGGCGTTTCATACATTGTTGCCCTTCCGATGTTTTCTCAATATATGGTCAAATTTGCCTTCTGTTATCATTTTAGTAACACAGGCAAGGCAATAACCGTTTTTACAAGCACCTTTATCGCCGCAACGTTTGCATTTTACATCCATATTGATAATGATTTCCGTCATTCTCTACCCTTTGATTTCAGAAGTTCGGGATTGTCGTGAATGTTGCCGATAACCTCAAGTTGCAATCTATCAAAAGCGGTTTGTATTTCAATATCTCGCGGGTACTGTTCTTTGAGACTATTGTATATTCTAAACCCACCCTCAAAAAAGCCGATAATTCCCTTATATCCCTGATAATCCCTACTCTTTGAATATAGAACTATATCCCCATCGTAAATCTCCTTGCCGTTCTTGTCCAACAGGCCGGTAAACTGTTCTTTGAAATCGTGCGGAATAAAATCAGGCGTCCAGTTTTTGTTGGCTTTACAGTAAAGACAGCGAGGATAGGCATCGTAACGATGTTCATCAATAAGCCAATGACCTTCATACCATTTCTCATAACCAACGATTTGATTTTGCCTATTTCTTAACCTGAATTTTATCGGCCTCATTTTTCACCTCCGCAAATAGTCGTTTCTTTATTGTTCACTATTGGATTCCTTTTCGGGTTCTTTTTTGCACAAATGCGGAATTATTTTCGTCGGTTTGTATTCCCATACCTGCTCTGTGCCATAAAGCGGACCGTTCTTTTTCCAAAGTTCCGTCGCTGCCGATTCGTGTTTTTTAAGCCATGTCTGCAAAACTACAATCTGGTCAATGAGTTGCTTTGTATCTGTCGGGATTCCTTCGAGGGCTTTTGCTTTGTGGGGGCATTTATGGATTATAGGACACCATAAACACTTCTTTTCTTCCGGCCACGCCTCTTTGCAACCGTCGAGAATCAACTGGACGGCTGAATTTATCCTACATAAAAATGCCTGTTCAGTCGTGAAGTTCGGCATAGAGGGCAGTTCTAAATTACGCTGGATACAAGCCCAACCCTTTGAACCATATCGAGGATTAACATACCAAAAGTGAATCGTGTCAATATCAGGGAACATCTGAAAGAGTATATAACAAATATGGCAAGTTTGATAAGCGTCCTGAGCATCTTCGCTTTTGTATCTCCGAAATCCGAATTTCCAATCCAGAACGTGAATTGAGTTTTTTCCAGAGAACGCAAGGTCAATGCAGGTCGTAATGATAATCGGCCTGCCATCTTTTGCCTTGCATAATTCATAATCAATCTGATATTCGATGAAGGGCTTACCTTTTTTATTCGTCAAAATCCTGTCAATCGGGATATGGGCAATCTGCTCCGCGAGATATTTAGCCGCTTTAATCAGTTCCGGCTGTATATCCGGCCTGCTCTGTGCGATTTCCTGAATCGTATCGTCGGCATAAGTCAAAAGGTCATCACTGTTACGCCGATTATCGAAAGCATCTTTGAGTATCTTTTCGGCAATCCTGTGTCCTTCGATGCCGATTAGTCCTGCATTACCGGCTTCGTCTTTATCGCCGTGTAAGATACAGTATCCCCGATATGGACATTCGGCATAATCCTCGGCGGTGCTGCGGTCAAGGATAATCGGCTCGGCCTTGACCTTTTGAATGTCAGGGAATATGTCGGTGAATTTCATTCTCCCGCCTCTCTGATTGCCGGATTCGCCTTGATTGTTCCTATCGCGCCGCACTTCGGACACTTGGGCGTTTTGCATTTACCTCCTTTTGTAAAAAGAGGTTCGTCGAATGTATCGCCGCAACCAATAGCCGTGCAAATCCACGCCTTTGGCTTTTCGGGTTCGGCGGGGACATCTTGTTGCGCACCCTCGCCAGGATTGACAATCTTTTCATTTCCGGCCTGTGGCAGGGTCTTTTCAGTGTTTGGTTCTGCGGGTATCTTGAAAATCGCCTCAATTTCGGCGGGTATCGGCACAAGGTAATCTTCGATGATATTCAGGAACTTCTGGCAAAACTCAGGTGGCCAACTGTAAGGGTAATCTGCTCTTGTCTCGATACCGTCCTTAATATCTATGAATCTGTCTATGGCAGGCCACTCTGTAATAATCCGCTTGACCTGTTCATCAATGAGATAGATACTGTATTTCTCTGATACCCTCTTTTTTATCGCATCGAGAATTTTGTCGAGGATTTCTGTTGTATCCTCGGATTTCGGCGAATCAGTTACCGTAACGTCTTGTGCCGATTTTGCCGGTTCTCTATCGCCGCGCTTCAGTGTCGTCGGTTCGTAAGCAGGTTCGGGTTGAATTTGTAAATCATCTTCCGTACTGAGATTGCCCATCTCGTTTGCGAAGGCGTATTTGTGGGTCTGGTCGCGGGCCGTTTTCAAAAGCATTGTTATCGGGTGATGCTGGGTGGGATATTCGGAAAAGAAGAGTTCATAAAAAAAAGGTGTTCTTTGGTCTTTGTAGTTTATCTGATTCCAGATGCCGACAAAATCTTCCTTTTTGGCCTTACTTGCCTTGCCGGATTCGTGCCTTATGCCATCTTTGGTAATCCATCCCCATTCGTAACCATTATAATTTGCCGTAGATTGCGCCTTTCCAATGCGTTTTTGGGCGGCGATAATCGGAGTGTATCTGTTTTTTATCAAAACCAACCAACATTCGCCGAGGTAAGGATTGCACCGTTGTTCAATTATCATATTGGCGAACATAAGCAATTCGGCGTCAGTCGGTTCCCTATCATCTGCTTTGACTTGCACAAGGTTTCTTAAGAGCGGTAAAGAAATAGGGATAGAAATATTGCCCTGAGTCAATACTTCAAGAACAGAATCTTTTACGAGCAAATCCCGTAAATGAACTGGTTTGTCGAGCAGTTCTTTCAAAGGCGATTGCTCCGATGTTTCGGTTGGTTTTATTTCTTGTTTTTCCTCTGCCATTTTATTGCTCCTTTATTTTCTCCACCTCGGATTGCCGTCTTTGTCAATTATGTTTGAATGCTTATCGATAAATTCACACAAAAGATACGCATATTTCTTCCAGTCAATCTCGCGCCCGGGTAAACTTTCAGGATTGCCGATTCTATCAAGTGTCTCCTCAATACCTTCGCCGTTATAGACAGGAATATAGAGGATAAGTTTGTCTGTGCGTTCTGGTTCTGCATCAATAATCCCGCTTGTCTTTTCTTCGTTAGTATCCATAGTTATTTTTCTCCTTAATGCTGGTTTGGGCTTGCCATTTATTGGTTTTCTTAGACCTGAAAATATCCGTTGCCGTTCGCGCCTTGCTCATTTTTGCTTCTCCAATTTGGCCTTGACTTTGAGCCAATAGGATTTAGTTGATTTCTTCTTCCAACCGTTCGGCCCGCCGTTCCAGATTCGGGCGAGGACTTCAAAAGTGGCTGGTTTAAGTGTTTTTACTTCGTATTTATGCTTGTAATAAGATAGATATTCTATGCAAATACTTATACTTGATTCTGGCGACCATCTGCTACCTTCGCCGTACATAGACGGTCTATGCCAGCTATCCACGTCATCCACGACACATTTATGTATCTGCAAAATCCCCACCGCTTCGCCGTTATCGCCTACTGCATTGGGATTTCCGCCCGATTCGACCTGGATTAAAGCCGGTATCAGTTTATCGATAATATCATTCATTGTTTCTCCTTTCGCACAGGCACAGAGCAGACAGACAAACAGGATGGAGAGGTTAGGATTCATATAATTCTAATCAATTTGCCATTTTCATCTCGCATTTCGATTACTTCGTTTGGAATACCCCAAAGATTTTCTTGGGGATAATACTGAAAATAACCTGCATTTGGACGTTTTAGAAAATCATTATTGAGACAATCAACACATCTATATTCTTCTATATCAGAATCTTTTTTAATTATATTGAGATTTTCGCTTTTACATCGAGGACATTTCATTTTCTTATCTCCTTTTCAACGCCGCAATCTCGCCGTCGTTTATATTGACATTTCTTACATTCACTTCGATAGCCACTTGGTTTATCAGGACGGGCATTGAACTCTGACAATTCCTTTTCTTGCTTACAAACTGTGCATATTTTCATATAAAATCCTTTCTATATTTATTGATTATTCCGCCACCATTACCGATTTCTTGACAAGGCGGCATTGCCAATAACCCCGTATCGGCTTGAGGAAACGCTATCGGGCTTTACGTTTCGGACATCAATGCTACACCCGCAGTCGATTTCGCTATGAACTTATCATTGCCGCCGGCGATTTTGTCTGTTTTAAGGAGACATAGAAAGGAAACTATATGGTTTAGAAATGAATCGCCGGCTTAACCCTGAGAACTCAGAGTTTGAAGGGCAAAAATGCTGGCGGGCAGGATTGGTTAGTCCTACAAGGCGAAAAAGGGACATCTCTACTTTTCTTTTTACCCTGAGAAATAAGTCCTTCGGCAACCACGCCGCCGCCAGCAAAAGATTAAAATGCTGACGGGCATCTTACGTTCCATCCCCGAAGGTTCGGATAGTTAGCCGCGCCAGCAAAAGATTAAAACAAGCCGACAGGCGGGCGCGTTTTTGATTCCTATTATTGTGCATCAAAGAATCTTACCGCCCAAGAACAGCACAATTCCTCACTGGCCATAACCAGCACCCATCGGCAAAAGATTAAAACAAGTATCGACGGGCAGGATTCTCACCTGCGTCCCTTTTATGCAGTCAGGCGGGAGAGGATTCTATTCGCTGCACCGTTGGAACCAATGTCCCGCTTATAGCCGCCGCCGATACTTGCTGTGTTTAATGGGACGGGCAGGATTTACTCGGCGTTTTACTTCAATCCCACAGATTTGGAAACTCATTAACAGACAATGTGAATCCTTTCGTCTCGCGTGAAACTTGCGTGGAAAATATGCTTGACTATCCCTCTTTTGTGCTTATAAATCGGGTTTATCAGTGGAAAAACTTAGTGGCTACAGATTTCCTAAACCGGGGGTCGACGGTTCGAGTCCGCCCGGGCGCATTACCTTAACCCGATAGGATTCAAGAACTTACAATCCCCAAAGGTAGGGAAAGTTTTTGCTCTTTTTTCTTGCGTGAAAAAGTGGTGAAACTTTTAGCGAAAGGTGTGTGAAAGTGGCTTGCCTAACATTCGACAAACGGCGTAAAAGGTGGCGAGTTTTCTGGCAAGTTTACCGGGGAAAGGTAAAAATCTTTCACGGCTCGCGGACCTTCTTTGAAAAATCTCTGGCAATCTCTCACTACGGCAAAATGGAGGATTTAGAGAAATCCTGCCGTTCAGGTGTCGTTATATCCCCGCAATCTGTTGCCCAGGCCAAAGAGGATTTCTTCAGATATATCAAGAAGCACACTCAAAGAACGCAGGAAGGTTATCTCAAAGTTCTGACCGATTTTTCCGCCAGCATCAAAGGTTTAATGGTCGAACAAGTCGAGACAGGACATATCCAAGAATATCTTTACAAGTTGAGAGATAGAAACCTATCTGCCCGAACTATGAACAACCACTTAATCGCAATTAAGGCGTTCCTGCGTTTTTGTGCCGATACCTTCAAGATTGCAAACGTCGCCAGTGCAATCAAATTGTTCAGAGAAGAACCGCCAGAGCAAAGATTTCTAACAGAATCGGAATATCAGAAAATCTTAACCTGCTCGACGCAACTTGCCGCCGACCGTTTAAGGTTCGTAGCGAACACGGGTTTGCGGGCGAGCGAGTTTGCTTCTTTAATTCCTGATTGCATTAGAGGTTCAACGTTGACCGTTATAGGTAAAGGCCGAAAACGTCGGTCAATTCCTATGAACGCCGTCTGTCTTGACATTCTTCAACGATACCCGGATTTGGCGCGCTTTGCGGTAACTCGTTCTGTCTTTTACAACCAGTGTCAGCGAGTAGCGAAGAAGGCGAAGATTCCTGTTTTCGGGCCTCATTCGCTTCGACATCATTTTGCGACGGCTTTGCTACTCAAGGGCGTCCCGATTAAGAAAGTGTCAATTCTACTCGGGCACGCATCAGTCCAAACCACCGAACGAACATACGCCCATATCCTGCCAGATGATTTGAAAAACATTACCGATTGTTTGATTTAATTTTCAACAATCCCTTTTTAACTTGAGAAAGTGCATATAAACTACCAGCCGTCAGGCCGGAAAAATTAACAAATGTTAGATTGAAATTGTTTTAATAATTTATTTCTTATTTCTCCACTTTCTTTGGCCGCAGTCGCAGAAGTTTCGGCGCGTTTAATTTCAAGTTGTTCATTGCGAATTGCTCGTTGAACCAAATTGTCGAGCCAATCGATTAACTGCATTACTTCTACTTTGGGCAATTCAAATTTTACAGTGCCTTCAATCGGTATTTCCTTTGATTCAATCGTTTTCTTAAATATCATTTTTCCTATCTCCTAATCCTTGCGGACTAATTTAAGATAACCTCTAATATGCCCAGCAAGGCCTCTGGTTGCCCCGCCAGTGCAAAAAGTATTGAAATCCGTCCTTATGGTCTATCATTTTCACTATTCCTCTATATTTTTCAAGATTTTGCTTGCTTTTGCCTGTTAAATTGGGTAAGATGACGTTGTTCATTGCGAATTGCTCGCGGGAGTGAACGCTTGAGAAATCGCTTAATAGCGGTAGTCGGCAGGAGGTCGAGAAAGGATGCGTATTCGTTAATCAAACCAAAAAGGTCGGGGTCTTCTATTGCCGCCAGATTCACTCGTTTAACTTGTTTTATTTCATTTTCCATATCTATTTGCCTCGATTGTTATCGACTAAAGTATATAGGACTCTTGAACTTTGTCAAGAGAAAAAAAGAGATTAAAAGTGTTGCAATGTCGTAACTCTTGAAATACTCTATGTTTATGAGCGATAAAAATTTTCAAAAATTATTAAGTGCACACGTTGACGCCGAACTTTGCGATTTGTTTCTGGAACAAGCATACCAAAGAGGATTTGTAAAAAAGCGTGTTCTTGCGGCATCAGTTAAATTTTGGATATTTATCCCCCAAGAAATACAGACAATTCTAAACGATAAAACTACCACCGATAAAACTATTAAAGAAATTGCTGAGAGATTAAAACGGGCAAGATAAGGCGTTTGCCGAGGAAGGAATGTTGATATGAAAAAGACAATTTTAGTTTGTTTGTTAATGCTTTTGGGCGGTTGCGAAGGTTATTATGAAACGCCAGAAGAATATCAAAGAAATTTAGAATCATTTAGGATTTTTAACGACTGGAACCGACAGCAACAAGAGTTCAACCGAAATTCCCAGATGGATTATCAGATGCGTCAAATGCAAATGGATATATGGCGGCTTCGGCATTAAATAAAAAAAGCCAGACGTGGAGGAGGAGAGTATCGTCCGGCTTGTGGTGATGAAAATTTTAAGGTGCAGTTATTATTTCCCATTCAGGTCTGTCAAGTTTTGGTTTGCACCAATCATTTGTAATAGATACTCCCAGATATACCCATTTTGTTCTTAATCTCCACATACCATCTTCTATGCAAATTCTAATCAATTCTTCGTTTGCTGATTTTTTGTAAACCTTATAATCCAGTAAACCCATTCTCATCATCTGCGCCAAAACATCGTGAATCAAAGAACCGCGCATAAAATCCTTTGTGTCTATTGTAGGACCGGAAGGTCCGTCCCACATATAACCTTCTTTGATTGTCAATAATCCGTTCGTAGTCAATATAAAGTATTGATGATATATTCCCGATGCTGGCCGGATTTTGACGGTTATTTGATAATCAGTTGCCAATTCATATTTATATTGTTTAGTTGAAAAGTATTTTATCTGCGGTTTCATTATCTCCTTGTCCTGCACATTTCAACTACTTTAAGATTGTAACCAGTTTTCCAATTACATAAGTGCCCTAATACGTAATGACACTGTGGTTTACGGCTTAAACTGATAAAATTATCGGGATTCGCCGCCTGTTCAGGGATGAGATGTATAGGGCGTATATGATGAACATCAATCTTAGTCCCGCCGCACCACTCGCAATTTGGATGTTCCTTTCGGTAGGTATTCATCGCCTTAATAGTCGTTGATGTCTTTCGAGGATTCCTGAAGCAAAACAGCGCGTTGCGGGCGATAAATGTTATTGTCGGGATAAGATTCATTTTGTTGTCTGTTTACGCACCATTGTTTCGTTCAATGTTTTAATCGCGTCTTCAAGTTTTTGTTTTTCGTCCGGTTTGTTTGTCTTTGCCTGTTCCTCTGCGAGTCGTTGCAGAATATAAGGCAAAGCAATCGAGATAACTAATTTTATTAACCACACCGGCATAGTTAAATCCCTTCAGGTATAACAATCGGTCCTTGCGGTGGAATAATCGAAAATTCAACGCCGAAATCTTTCAATACCCTTTGCAGGCAATCATTGTAAACCAGATTATTCGGGTCTGCGCAAATTCCCTTAATGCAAACGGCCCCGTCATTTACCAATTGTTGTGCTTTGGCGATTTTCTCCGGCGTCGCTTTGTCGGGATATGAGATGAAATACGCATTAGCCCCTATAACTCCTAATCGTAATGAACTTCTCGCGGCATCACAAGGCGTAATAGGCACTCCGCCGTGCTGACACCCGCCCAACACAATCAGACAGGTCAATAATAAACTAATCAATAAGGTTCTCATAAAATTCTCCTTTCAATTATTCGAATTTCAAACTTTCCGTTCCATTGCCGTTATTCCACAAGGCGGCGATTTCTTCCGTCGAAAGTGCCTTGTTGAAAATCTGAACATTGTCAAGTGAACCGGAAAAGTACGCTATATCAGGGTCATCATCGTTATTGTAAGTGCCGACAAATAGATGATGGGTATCATTCCAAAGAGGCATATTTATATCATTTATGATTTCTCCGGCTATGACTAAAAAACCGTCAAAATATAAAGACGCTCTTCCCTGAGTCGTATTTATTTTCTCCACTACAACGATGATATTGTGCCAATTTTCCTGTCCGTTATTAAATACAGGATTTGGCGATTCAACAGTAATAGATTCCGCATATTCGGATTTTGAATGATATATAAACCTTAGCGTTCCAGTTGAATTAATAAACATTTGTATTTTGCCGTTACCGACATTTATCCCGTATAATGTTTGATAGGTTGAAAATTGTCCGTCATCTGGTTTGCACCACAAAGAAATCGCAAAACTATTGTTAGCCCAAGATGCCGCACTTCCTATGTCTATATAATCGCTTGCCCCGTTGAACACCATCGCCCCGCCGACCTTTCCGGCAACCGCTATGTCGCAGGTGTCCCTGACCGACAGACCGTTTGAGAATCCCTGCGAATCGATGATAGAATTATTGTCGGCATTATCGTTCATCTTATATTGGGCAACACAAAAAGACGTTAAATCAATATCAGTAACTATTTTTTTTACAATAAAAGCATTTTGGCCTATCTGGCTTTTCTTTAGTAGTAAAGGTCCACTCCGTTCCCAAGGTCGTTCCGTTAGCATCTGTTTCATTCACTCTCCAGTAATAAAGCGTGTTGAACTCCAGCATCATATCCAGGGAATAATAGTTCACATCGACGGTGGCAAGATAACCTTCTCCCCAGTATATGTCGTGACTTGTTGTATCTGTACTGGCCGTCCAAGACAGAGTAACATATGGGTTCACATTAGTTGCCCCGTCTGCCGGAGAAGGATTAGTTGCCACTGAAGGTAAAAGAGTGTAAGCACTTGCATAGACAGGTCGCGTAGCACCATATCCGAGAGGTATATCGAAAGTCGCAGTTGCAAAATAATTACCGGCAGCATCTGGTGTGAATCTGGCACGTAAATTACAGACATCATTACCGTCTCCGATTCCCTTAGCTCCCAAAGATAAGTTGGCATCGCCTATGACCTCGAAATGGGAATCGTCAAACGATACGAAACCGAAAGTATCTGCGTCTGCATTGTTTTCAATCTTGATAGTTAACTGGTCTGAGCCGGTGCAAAGATTTATCGAATTGAAATCAATATAACTTGTAGAAGTAACGGTTATTGTCGCATCGCCTATACCATATAACCATATTGGTATTGTTTGTATTGGCGTTGTGTTCGTGCTGATTACGCCTATACTATTTGCATCATTGCCGTAAATAGGTGAATATCTTATCCTCAAATGACAAACGTCAGGAGGACCGATATTGAAATCCGCACTACCGACAATCGTAAATCTTAACCAATAACTTTGAGCGGAACCGATTAACCTCCCGTTCCCGATATTGCAAATATCAACTACCCAATCATTATAATCACCTGCCGTAACGTGGCCGTAATCGTGTGATATTTCAGACACATAAAGGCACGGGTCGCCTTCCGGTGGGTTATTCGGCTCGTTCATATCGGGCCAGACAGGGCCATAACTCGCCCGATAAACGTTCCACATATCGTAAGTCCACTCGTCCGGGCATATCTTGTAATTCCAAGACCCGTATGCTTCGTGCGCCTTTGCCGTATAACGGTCTTCGTAATCAAACATACAGTTGTGATTCCAAAGCGTCTTGGCATCCATTATTAAGGTAGACAAAGCGCAGCCATAACCAACCTCGGTTCGATAATCATAAGTAGGCGTAGCAAACCAACCCTGAAGACCTAAACCATCCTGTTGCGGATAAAGTGCGTGGTACATTCCCCATTCCGGCAGATTCAAATCTTCGGCGAGATATTCCTTATATTCTACATTGCTTGCCGTCGAAGCGTGGCCGTAATAAACGAAATCAGAAACTATGTGTGAAAGACCGGCATAAACAGTTCCATCGTTATCATCCGGCTCGCCGCGATAAGGGACCGATAACGTCAAGGTTGTGTTACTGTCAATCGACGATATTGTATACCCGTGTCCGCAAGGGTCGTTGGCCTCTGCATCTAATGCCCCGAATCTTGTTTTATATGTCAATGTTTTCCATAAAGTACCCACACCATTGACTTCGGCGTTTCCTTTTGTGCAGGTAACTGTTCCTGGCGTATAACTATTCCAGTAGGTCGTCTTTCCTTTTAAGGTATAGGGAGGAGTATAAATGTCTCTCGCCGAAACATAAAATGTCTGACTATCCTCTCCAAAATGGATATAATCAGGAGGACAATTGCCGGCATAATAACCATTTGAATACATATAGTCGCCGGATTTCTGACCTATATTTTTCATATTAGGGTCATTCAATACTATACCGGCGAACAGAATCGGCCATTTCCTGCCGTTTCCGTGTCCACCATCCGCAAGCCATACCTTAGTTCCTCCGGCCCTTGTAACACCAAATGAATCTATGCCTAATTGGACAAATCCAATCATAATCGGTTTTTTCTCGGCTTCATTAAAATCACAGTTAAGTATTAAAGCCCCTTTGCCTATCGTCACCACCAAATCATAACCTGGCATATTATTCGTCGGATGATAACTGCGTACACCCGACCCAGGCCAAAAATCAAGCCAATACCTGTCAAAATATCCGTTCACATCGGATAAACTTGGCGCACCAGATACCGGCGTCAAATTGCCCAATAAAGTATAATTGAGGTCGCTAACATTGTAATCAACAGTTTTAACAGTCCCGCAATAAGGAGGCCGGAAACTATTGACATCCGGTTCTAAATCCAGAATTGTAAGAACACACGATTCCTGGAAGGATTCTTTCGCAGGTGCTGCCTTGCTGACAACCGATACCAAAGATGAACCTGCGGGAATAACTAATGGATAACTCGAATTAACATCAAAGGCGACATTGTAACTTGTTCCATAACTGCTATGCCGACTATCAAATCCCTGATGCAAACTGGATGGAACATACTGGTCACCAGGAATAGGATTTATCATAGAGCCGTGCATAACGCGGGTATCAACTACCAAGGGAGTTAAGCTTCCGCCGCCAGTTCCGGTAACGGCCACACCAACTACAAAAGTGCCTGTACCGCTATTTGGTTCTAAATTCAATTCAACGCAACTTAAATCAGAACTTACCGCGTAAGAATGAACAATGGCAGTAGAAGAACCTTGCGTAACAGTTTCTCCCGCCGTAAAACTGCCTGTTACCGTTTTATCCCCTCTATATAATCTTCGATATGAATGAGAAGCTGGAGATATGCCTATAATCGTTACATTCGGCTCGCCGATAACGTAATAATCCCCGTTTACAAATTGGCCCGTAGTATAATTATGGTCAAATGTCCACCTAATACCAAACTGATTGACCTCACATACATCCGCCGCACTCGCTACGCTCGTTATGCTCGCCGGAATCGCCAGAATCAGGAAAGTTAAAGCAATAATAAGATTTTTCATATTATTCATCCTTTTTACAAGGACAGTTTTTTGTCGGCGTCGATACTGTCCAAAATCCATTCGGGTCGTTCTCGTTATTGAAAATGGTCTTGAACCAGCTGCCGGAACGATTTGTATTGGAGATTCTTATATCGGAGAGGTAGCCGTTCATAGTTGCCGTATTTGTTAGTCCAATATAAACTCCCGTCGCTGATGTCATATCAAATGCCGGACTGACCGTTATGCTGTTACACTCGTTGCCGTCAAAATACCAAGTCCAATTCGTGCCGTTTCTGGCAAAGGCAAAATGATGCCAAGTATTTATGACAACATTTATATCGTTGGATTCTCGCCAGACGGAAGTACCACCCAATTTCGTATAAATACTCTGATTAGCACCGCTTCCATCACTAACTGCGAATCTTAAAGTATTCGTGCTAAACGCTCGCGCCAAAATTGCACCGTAAGCAAGTGTTGGATTGATATAGGAATAATTTGCCCATGCAGAAATTGAGAAATTCCCAGTCCCGAAATCCCAATCGGCGGCATCGGGCATTAAGATATAGTCATTCGCACCGTCGAATTTGATTATCGGAGAACCCCACTTGTCCGTTCCGCCACCGGAACTGTGATAAGACATCCACTCTATGTTTTGCAAAGTCCCGCCGTTATCATTCAAAATTCCGAATGAATTGGTAGTCGGGATATAACAAAGATTTTCAGCGGCACCGTTGGTGTTTACAGTATATATATTTGAAATATAATTTCCCGTCAGGTCTGAGAATTTGTCGATTCTAAATTTTGCGCTGACCCACCTGACGACAATCCAATCGTTATTCCCATCCTTACAAAGTCCCTGACCATAATTGTAAACTTGGTTGAATACCAAATTTGAATCCGCTTTAGTTCCCGAAGGGTAATTGAACCTGTAAACACTGTTAGGGCCGGAAGCGGCATAAGTAGCCACGTAAATATAATTGATATCAATATACAAGATGCACATATTATTGTTATCGTTTTGATTGATATCGATAATCCCGCTTCCGCCGCCCACATTCGTATCAGGCGTAAGGTCGGTATTGAGGACTAAAATTCGCTGATATATGCACGTTCCGTTGTAATCATTCACATCCTCACAGGGGACGTAAATCTTCCCGTTCGGGTCGAAACAACCTGCACCGAGTCCCCTTGTATAACCCGTTATGACGGGGATTCCCGCCACGTTAAGGATATTTGTGTTTGAATCGGTTATTGTCAGGTCGTTTCCGCTTCGGGTCGCCAGATAAACCGCCGAAGTATGAAAAAGAGCATACTTGTCAGTAGTTGGATTATAAGCAACGCCTTCGTGGCAATTTATATCGTTACTATTGGCATCCAAAGTCAATACCGTCCCGAAATAATTAGTCATCGTGCCGACGTGGGCGTTTACGGTCGAATCAGTAAAAGTCAATAAAGGATTTAATAGTTGACCGTTGGCATTATAATCATAAACCATACTTTGAACGCAGACGTGATTAACGTCCCAAGTATTGAAATCGTTGCCTTCGTTTAATCCCGGGTTGCCATAATGGAAATAATAGTTAAGGTCAACTGTCGAGGAAACTTCAGGCAAACAAACCCTCAAAATCATTGTATTTGTATCTTTGCTGAAATACACCATCTGTCTCGGCAGATTCGTGTCATTCCTGTCACTTATCCATAATTCATTAGTGCCATTGACCTCAGACCAAAAGTTCGGGTCGTGGGCAAGTATAGTATTTCCGTCAATCAAAAGAGGGATATTTACGTCATCACCAGCGACAAGATTGTGATTGTCGGTTAATGTAACTGTTGTAGCCACGCCTTGAGCAATCGAGTAGGCAAACAAAACAAACAATAGTATCGTTCTTCTCATCATTACTTCCTTAATCTGTTGTATCACAACCAACCATCCATAAATGACCATTCCAAGTAAAAGACAAATAATCGTTACTATCATTACAATTATAATCCGATGGACTTCCATTGGTTTCGTGATTTACGCGCAAAATTATAGAATTGCTGTCAGTTATCATTGAGACAATTTTCTTACTACCAACCTGAATACCGTCTGGCAAGGTAACAATCTGTCCAGCCCCGCCTGTACCCGATAAATAAGTCAATCCTGTAATACTGGCGTTTCCTGTTGATGTTAAAGTTTCTGGATTAACTAAGTTTATCTGTGGCACAAAGTTATTCGGCCCGTAATTCTCCGATAACTGGTCGCCGAGTACAGAAGCCACATCATAACCGTTTGCATCCTTGTAATTGCCATCACCATCGCCGTAGGGAATCCCAGTTATCACGCAGACATCGTTGGGACCAACCTTATCAATCCAATCGTTTGCATATTCGTCAACCGTCGCTTTCGTAGAATCATAAGCGGCTTGGCAGGCATCAGGTATATTGGATTTGGCGTTCCATATCGTTGCGCAAACATCCGGCACAACTGAAATCTTCCCGTTCCATAAAATTTGGCAGGCATCGGCAATCGTTCCTGTCGGCGGGTCTGGAAGAATAATTGTATTCCCCAAAACAATACCGGCAGCACTATTGGCATCAAAGATTATTTCGCCCCCGCGCCTGCCGATTGAGACGCTGCTTTTTGTCCCGAAAGCTACACCCAACGACAACAACGTGATTATTACCGCCGCGATTACTATCGACTTCTTCATTTTCAATACTCCTATTTATTTTTAGTCAATACACTTACAAGAACAATTATTCGGTTCAATCGGAATTCCGTTGTTAATCCAATCTCCTCTTTCTCCTGAACTAAGAACACGATTCCATACTGCTGGCTCATCAACAACACATTCTCCCCCACCCAATGCCTGCGAAAAATATAAAACAGAATCCGTCAATGTAGGCAAAACAAGTCCATCCTCGGAATAATAAAGAGTTAAATCATTGGAATCTAAATAGAAGTGGGTCGAGGGGGTCGCGTTTTTATCATAAGTTAAAATAACTGAATGAAAATTGTTATCATTAGGAATTGTGTTATTTGACCACGCGGCAGGACTGGTATTGATGACAAAATCAGTTTGTCCTATTTCATTGGCAAAATAACAAGCCAAAGAATAACCAAGTCCGACCTGCCCGTTGGCAAAACCAAATTCATAAACTGCTCCTCTTTTCAGCCAAAATGCAATCGTCATTTCGTTTACTCCTACGATGCTTTGCGCTTGGTAAACGGAAACATCTGTTGTTGTGATGTAATAGGCGTTGCCTTTATGGCCGGCAACAGTTACTCCTGATATATTTACGGAGCATATCCCGTCCAAGCCATTTACTTCTTCCGAATAGACAAAGCCGGTTGTCTCATCCAGCGTCCAGTAAGCTATAAGTCCGTCAAAAAGTGAAGCCCGTATTGTTCCCGCAAAGAAAAACACAATCAAAATTATCAATGATTTCTTCATTTTTCACTACTTTTGAAATTTACCATTAATTCCTTAATTTTGGCCTTCAAATCGCCTATTTCAGCTTCTTTAGATTCCAGACGACAATTCAATGCTTCAATCTCTTTTTTCTGACATTCGAGTTGTTTCTGTTCTTCGGGGGTCATGTTTTCAGTAAATCCTTAATATCATCAAAGCCGTTTTTGACATCGACTTTCAAATCTTCAAGACGAGTATTGACGGATTTGACCTCGGACTCGAAGCAATCTTTTAAGCCAGTCATTTCCGAGGCGCACACATCTTTGAAAACAATATCTTTTTTGCAGGGGTGCTTATCGGAATTGGCAAGATGCTTGGCAATGGCCAAAATGACCGTACCTATCAGAAGAATAAATACGCCCGTTATAATCGCCGTTGTTTCAATCGTCATAAATCAATCCCCTTTAATCTCGGTTATGGTGATACTGGAATATAAAACGCCGCCGAATTTTTTCGAACCACTGTCACCATTGAACGTAACATTGTATGCACCATTAGTACCACCAGCCCTAACCCTAAAAGTTGTTTCCGATGTAGTTCCAGCCGTCATATAATGACTCAATAGTATATGGTTAATGTAAGAACTTCCATGTTCACAAGTAACAGCTAAGGCATTTACTGTTGTATCCTGAAAAAGAGCAACAGTAAGTCGCGGAGTTACTAATGGCGAACTGTATTGAAGATTTATTATAACATCAATTTTCAGTTTGTTTGTTGCCGAAGTCGGCGTAATAGAACAGGACATAAATTGATTTCCTTCTGTGATTTGAGGTATCGTAATATCATAAGGAATCGCCGTTTTGCCTGTATTCATATCCGCCGTTTGGTAATTAACCACCTGAATAATCTGACTACCGGCAGTCGCATTTAGTTGTCTTAAATTAACTACCTGCAAAGCACTCATCGCATCTGCGTTGGGAGTTGTCGGGAAAGACGTGAAGTTTTTAATGCCGTCAACGTTCTGGTCGCCGACCATACGAACGACATCTTTCAAAATCAAGTCGTTGCCGTCGGTCTCGAAATCATCGTGGTTATAATTGAAAGTCAATTCTTGACCGATTAGAGTCAACGGTACATCCGTAATAGTAACGGAACTATGCAAAGCGGATTGTTGAGCAGAAGTCAAATGATAATACTGGCTGGTAGTACCGCCCTGCAAACTGCCCAGAGAATTATGCAGAATCTTCGATTGATTAACATCGATTTTGTTGCTGGAATCGAGATACAGACGGGTAGTATTATAATCTAAACCTACTTGCTGACCGTTCAGGGATATTGGCGCAGTTACAGTAACGGGCGTTCCGTTGCCATCACCGCCGCCGCCACCAGTCCCGTTGGGGTCGATGGCCTTCCAGATAAGAGTAGTTGCAATCGCCGCTTCGTTGTTGCAATCCTTGACGGCCACCGTGAAATTGGAAGTATTAACGTCGGTTATTCTCACCTTTACGTCTATGTCCTCGCAGGCAATATCCACCAATGGGACTAAATCGAATCCGTGAGATATTTTAGTTCCGTCGGAAACGGTACTCAGATAATCACCGTGAACAAAACTATTAACATCGCCGCCCCCGCCTCCACCGGACGAAGATAATGTTACAGAACCCGTTCCGTGCGTAATCGATATATTAGAACCGGCTATAAGTTGCTTCGCTTCCCATTCCGTTCCGGTAGATTTCACGCCTATCAGGTAGTTGGCCCCACCGATACCAGTCAAACCGGCAAGTCCCAAAGTCCTGTTTGCGGCTATTGTCCCACCGCCGGTCAAAGGAGAAGTCGGAGTTATACTGACCCCTGTGTGGTCGATGTATTTATTTGCATTATAACCTAACAGGCCGGTAATGGGGATATTGCCAGTATCGACATCTATCGTCGCGCCTGTGCCTATAACCGCACCTATACCGCCAGTTACTATTACTTTATTTGAGGCAGCAGTAAGATTGCCAACAGGCAAAGATATATCAACATCACCTCCTATAACCTGTCTGGAGGTACTCTTGACAAGAGGACTTGAAACGGTTAAATTGCCTTTTGTTAATACTCGTTCAAAACCTGTATGTTTAGAAGCATCAAAATCCAAACTACTTAAAAGAGAATGGCTGAATCCCTCAAGGGAAACATTCATATCTCCAACGCCATCTCCGCCACCACCTCCACCCGTACTGTCTATATCCTGCGCAATTCTTATAAGTTTATCAAGAGCCGTTTCTACTGTTCTCGGAGTAACAGAAGGAAAAGCCAATTCCTGCGACCTGACGATATGTCTTTTAACGATAACCTGATAAGCCGACGAAAAAGGCGGGTCAATGGTTATAACCCCGCCGTTCAGGTAACTGCCCCCAGTCGGTATAATCGTATAATCGATATTTTTCGTCAGTCCTATCAAGTTGCCGTCAGCAATAATATATTTATAAACCCTGAAATCAGAAGAGGTATATCCCTTCTGCGTGAATGTATAAGTCGTCTCGTTGCCGTCGCAATTGAAGTCCTGAACGATACTCTCATCGGCGGGAACGGTGGCGAAAACAAAATTGGTAAACAATAAAATCGTTATTGTGATTGCGATTGCGATTATGATTCTCATTTTGTTTCTCCAGTCAATTCTTTAATCATATAGGTCTCTATGGCTTTCTGTAATCCTTCTTTTGTGATAAGCGGCTGGTCGTCTCGGCGATAAGTAACGTCAAACTCCACTATCTTTTCTGCCACTTTTGCGATTTCGGTAGGGTCGCCAGTCAGAACATCATCTCTTAACTGTGTAATGAGTTTCTGCCTGTCGATATAAGGAGCGCGGACATTTATACCCGTCAAAACGCCAACAACCGCTCTTGTCAATGTTTCTCTTGCCTTGAACTCATCTTTAGAAGCATTATAAATTCGTTTTATCCCATAAGTAGAAACTGTCGGTAAAGGCGCAACTCCTGACGAGACGGCAATGGCGTGGTCTAAAATCTTTCTGCCAATAGAATTATACTCTTTTGTGATTGGTTGACCTGTGAAAACATTAGTTCCGGTAACTAATTGTGCCGCTGATGTAAAGAACGGATTTTGTAATGCCCACGGAAACTTAATACCAGTCCCCTGCATATTAGGAACAAGGTCGTTAGCTAAAGGTATCGTCCACCGCCAGTCGCCTGTAACGCCACGACCATCATTATCTCTTCCCGGCAGAATAGGTTCAAAGTAACTTCTACTCTGGTCGATTAAATCCTTTTCAGCAGGCGACATACCTAAATATCTCTGACTGAACTCTGTGACAAGTCCCGGCATCGCCATCCATTTCGCGGCCTTAATGGGATGTTCCCTTGTCGCCCGGAGGTAAATTTTTAACGATTGGTCGGTAAACGCAAGGAACGGTGCGCCGAATGGGGATTTCGCTATCTTTTGCGTTATCGGGGAAAGCAGTTTATAATTCGGAAACCACTTATTGACCTCTTTCAAGGCGTCTTTTTCAGACATTCCAATATCAATATATTTATTGAAAGCCGCCAGTTTATAAATCTGGTCTTCCGCAGCGTAAACTTCACCCGCCTTCCCACTCGCCTTATCCGCCGCAATCAAAAATTTCTCAAAAAAATCATCCGCCGAACCCGTATAATTCAATGATTTTTCAACCATCGTACCGTAGTATTCCGTGCCGATTACGCCTTCCTTGACGGCTTTTTGGTAAACAGAATCCTTAGAAATAATCTGTTTAACTGCCTTTTGATAATAAGGCCAGTTATCGGCGTTCCAAGGAGAGGTTCCCGCAAAATCAGCGAATACAAAATTGCCCATCAAATTCCTGAAATGCGTCGCCGGATTCCAACTGGTTTTACTCATCTTCCAGAGTTTCATATATGGCGCGAGGAATCTGGCAACTTCGTTTTCGGGTCTTTCGATTAAAATTTTCATATCCGTTGCCATTGTTTTCGGCAACATCTGACCCGCTAATGCGCCATATTCCGGCATATCCGGCACTCTAACCATACCCTGTTTGCCAGCCCATTCGGATACTTCTTTGGCGGTCATATCAGACGGCGGTTTTACACCCCATTTTGAGGACACAAAATTTGCAAATTTAAGATTCTCAATGTCCGCCTTACCCTCGACCATAGCGTTGGCAAGCAAATATCGAGGGTCTTGTATCACGCCGAGTTTCTCCATTTGTTCAATAGACAAAGGAGGTTTAATCGTATATTGTTTGCCACCGTAAGTTACAGATACGTCTTTTTTTGTGGGTAGCAAAGTTTCAGGAACGTCCCCAACTCCGGCCTTGACCTTTTCTATTTTCTTCCCGACGTTAAGATTTTCCCTCAAAGATTTACCGAGAGAACCAACTTCCGCCGCCTTAATTTCTCCTTGCGCGATGATTCTTTTTTCAAATTCGGCAACGGCATCTTCGGATGTCTCAAATTTCCCGACCGCTTTTCCTTCCTCCCATAAAGTCCACTTATCCTTGCGAATCCCGAATTCGCCACCGCCATATCGAGGCCGTTTAAGCCACCCCCATATTTTTGCTATCATCGGTTTTTCATATTCGGCAAATTTACGGGGTAGATAAGTCCCGGCGTTGTCCTGTATGACATTCGCCAAAGAATTTTTACCTACTGCCCTGAAATACTCCACCAATTCTTTCGCCGATTCCTTGTTAGCTTGTTGCGCTTCTTCTACCCACGCCTGTAATTCAGGTGGTAAATCCAATCTCATTCTAAGAGCAGAACCTTTGGCGGCATCTTCTACCGATAATCCTGCCACAACATCTTTGCCAAGCGTCTGTTCGGCCAATCGTGTGCGCCCGGGAAGGTCGAGAGAACCGGCAGTCAAGATTTGCGTCATCTTCTTGTGGGCGTCGGGGTCTTCAGACCAACTGGCGATTTTGTCGGTAATGTCATTGAATTTTTTGACTAAGGCATCAACTTCCTGCGTCCGTTGTATAATCTGGCCCTGCCTTTGCTGGTTTGCGGCGAGATATTCGGGGTCATTAACTCCAACTAAATGCTCACCTAAAAAAGTCCTGAATTTGCCGAGATTAGATTCCGGTTTGAGATTCTTAATATAATCAACTGGAATATCAACGACCTTTTGCCATAATCCCCTCGTCTTGTTCATCGCCCATTGTGCTGATTTGGTTCGTCCCGCCGCACCGATGCCGCCCAGACCTAATTCAATTCCCATTCCGCCGGTAAAACCATACAATCCTGACCTGCCGACTTCCATTATTGCATCTATGGGATTTTCAGCGAACTGGACTTGTCTTGCTATTTGTTTAGTCATCGAAGGAACGGCCATCATCGTCCCGCCTATCGTCATTTTATATCCTAAAGGAAGTTTACTGCCGACTGGCATAGGCAATCCCAGAACACTACGTGTTTTGCCCATAGCCGAACCAAACTCTATTAAATCCGAAAGTGATTTTACAAAACCAGACGGATTGTAATCCAACGCCCACGTAACGGTTTCATCAGGTGTCATCTGGTCTAATCCATCAGTCGATTGGCCTAAATCTTTTATAGACCTTTTGGCCGCCGCCATAAGGATTTCCGGCCCATTCAAGTATCTACCATTCACCGCCTTATAAATCATATATGCCGCAGGGTCTAAAATCGGGTCAAGAGCGTGAAAAATACCATCGAATCTTTCTTGTGGGTCTGTTCTATTTAGTGCCACTTTCATATTACTGACAATCTGACTGATTACGCCTCGGTCGGGTATCGCCCCGATTATATCTTGTTCCGGTATTGGTGCAGGTAACAGTTCTGGCGGGCCGGAAGGGTCGTGAAAAACTCGAACTGCTTTATCTAATAATAAATAATTATCAACATCTTGTTTAGTAAATCCACCCTTTTGAAGTATAAAATCCTTATCGGAAACAAGATAAGTGGCTATATCATTTTCAGGCATACCGCCCGTGCGAAGTTTGTCTTTCGTTTCGGACAAATACTTGTCTATCTTACTACCAGTCCCTTCATAATTTGACTGTTCTGAAGGACCAAGAACTCTATAATTAGGTTCCTGTTCTGATTGTTTTTTTAATAATTGTTCAATTACTTCTGGCATCATTTACCTCTCAAAATATCTCTGCCTTTTTCAACAATGGATTTTTGGCCTTTCTTCTGGCCTTTCATATGTTCTTTCACCGCCTTAATCGCCTCATCCTCTTCCTGCATTTTTTTAAAGTTATCAATGGCTTTTTCTTCCGGTGTCCTTTCGTATTGTTTCGTCAATTCCTCGCCGCGAGATAGGATTTCATTTCCTTTTATTTTGCCGGTCATAACCTCTTGGAATAACGCCGTTCTCGCTTTGATGTAATTTTCCTCCTCACCCGCCTTTGTTCCCAAAAGTCCAGGGTCGCCTACGAGAGATTTATACATATTACTTATTGCAATATCATAGTATTTAGCAACTTCAGGCGGTAACGGATTATCAATTTGCTTCTTAAATTCCCTGTAATCGACATCAGACATTATAGGATTTTTACCGTAGGCCATTTGATTCATATCGGCAATCAACGTATCCCTGTTTTCTTTGCCATCATAATAAGCGCGAACCCTGTCGTCGAATTTAGACCAGACATCAGTAGGTGTCTTTATAGGTTTTGGATTCTTTGCCAGTTCAATTTTTGTTTGAAACCATTCGTTGTATTGTCTTTGTTCATCCGCATTCAAAAATTGTGTTGCTTTTATCTGGTCATAAATATCATTTGGCGGCATATTGGTGTCAACCAACAGACCGTTTAGTTTCTTCTTTTCGTTTTCCGTTCCAACTCTTTGAACTTCCGCCAATCTTGCCTTGACCACATTTCTTATCTGTTCTTGTTCAGTCAGGGAAACACCTCGTTTACTCATTTCAAGAGTAATCTTCGGGTCATCGGCTGCTTTTAACGCCGCTTCGTATCCACCACCTTCTGATATTGGTTGCGCCGCTATGCCAAGAATTGACTGTTCGTAAAACGATTGAGCCATCTCCGATTTTACTTTGCTTGTTGTGGCATAAAATTTTCGTCTCAATAATTCGGCCTTTTTGGGCGTAATGAATCCTCTTTTTTCTCTTACACCAATAGAATCCATCGCCTTTTGTTCTGCATCCCGCGTGGCCTGTAAACTCAACAAATCCAAACCTGCTTCAAATTCTTCCTGTTGTTGTCTTGCCGCCAAATTCATCGCGTGGTCTTGTGCGTAACCGCCATAAACTTTCAAACCATTATTCCATTGTAATTTCAAACGTTCTTTGCCTTCGGGTGTCTGCGCTGAATTAAGAATCTGATTTTTAGCGGTATCGCCGAACATTAACTTAAACTGCGTTCCGTTTTTGGCTTCATCCGCCATCTTATCGGGGTTCTCATCCTGCCATTTCCGATACGCCTGAAAGTTCTGGTGCATTACAAGTTGACCGTTAGAATCGTCAGTAGCAACCTGAGAATCAATTATCTTTTCAAGAAGACCGCCAGCCATATTAGTAATAACCCTGCCGAAATTTATCTGACCTGACTGGTTGGCCAGTTCCATAGGCGGCTTCACCATTGGCCCTGAAGAAGGCGGTAAGCCGCGTCTTTGATATAATTGTATTTCAGTTGCCATTTATCTACTAAATTAAGTATAAAATATACGTTTATAACCATATCCAGTTTCAGTAGGGCCAGTTCTCCCTAAAGGTGTTGTCTCGGTTATGCCAGGTTTGAACATTCCCGCCTGATAACCCATATAAGCCATAGACCCGAATCCTCCTATCCCCGTCGAAATCGCGTTCCAGACGGACTGTCGTTTCTCCATCGCACCAATCGCTCTTTCCATTCCCGCACTCGAGCGCAGAAGATTGTATTGCTGTTCGCCCTGCATTAACGTAAAACCGATGTCCTTGTGAATGTCCTCGTTTGTCTGGGCAGCTACGACTAATGGCACGCCCTCGTTGACTTTAATACCAGCAGCGGCAAAATCCGCCTTCTGGGTGGCCATAAATCGCTGACCCTTTTCTCCCTGAATCTTGGCCTGTTCAGCGGCGTTAGCTCTTGCGTATTTGGCGTTGAGCATGTCCACAGAAGCGCGGGCGTTGGCTATCTCCTGAGTTTCTTTACCTGCCTGCAAAGTCCCCATCACTTGCATACCAACGCCAACAGCCATTAAGCCAATTAAAGCGGGAGCCATATTATCTTCTAAGCCAAATCATCGTATTTTCTGGTTTTTCGGGTTTCACAAATCCTAAATGCTTCAAGAAGTTCTCGCTTATCGTGCAATCTGCGGCAACCTTCCACAAATTCAATTCATCGACTGTCGAATTGAAGAACTTCCGCGCTTCTCTGAAAAGCATAAATCGCTGTTCCTGACGGATACAAGGCATACACGCGCACCACGCCTCGCCTAATCCGGCGTATCTGATACCGGCCACCCCGAACAAAACACCATCCTTCATAAAGGACATCGCCCGACCGGACAGAATGTTTATATCGGCCATCAGTTTCTTCTGGTCGTCCGTCAAATTAGTGAACTCCGGCTGGCTGTCCTTGTCGAAGGCCATTATGGACAGATAATCATCAACGGTCATAATTCTTGAAGTAATCACGGTATAACCTGCAAATTAGACGTTATCGACCTTATCGTTAAAGGCAATGGCGCAGAACTTTCAACATAAATAGTTTGTTTTTTCTTAGAACCGCCAACAAGTTTAACGGGTCCAAAGGGTGCAACTTTGGAAGTATAAAGTGGTTTCCACGCCGACAAGGTCGCACCAGTATAGAAGTTTATTGCAGTTAAATCATCGTTAATTCCACCACTATATTTACAATATCCCGTCTTGTAAAAATCAAAGTATAAATTAACGATATGCGTGTTCATCGCGGTCGTATTCCCCTGCGGCGATTCAAAAACAATCGGTAGAGTTTCAAGTTTGGAAGTATAGGAAAGTCCGGCAATGACTTTAGATGCCTCGTTATCTACTATGATATTGCCGTCAATTATGGTCTCGTCGGATAATACAATGCCGTCACCGTAAACTGAAACATTATCGCCTTCAAGATGAGATAATCCGCCGAAAGTATCTTTGGCCGCCCCCGAATATGAAAGTCCCGAATCTACGAACCAGCAATTATTCTGGTCTGAACCCCAGTCACGGGATTGGAACTGTTCTATGAAACGACCGTTAGTCCTGCGGACTTCGACCCAAACTTCATCTTCTGACGCGCCGGGTATTCGTGCCACTGACTCGAACTGGCCCTGAGTCGATTGTTTCGACCACGCCATAATCTCCTGTTCTCTCTGATAAGTTAATGTAGCGAGATTGCCGTCGTTCAATACGCACCAAAGAATAATATCCGGCCTTGTCTGGACGGCTATATCTTTTATGCCGCTTTCGGCAATGTTCTCGGCAAGAATAGTAAAATCAGGAGAATCGTATTTATCGTATTGGAGAATGTAATCGAATCCCCTGACTTTTTTATTATTGCGTTCTATATATATTTGAGAATCACCGGCAAGGACCGCCTGTATATTCGACGACCCGATTTTGGTTTGCTCCCTGTATGAAGGGCTTGTCGGACTTATTTTCTTGCCTGAATCCCCATATTTGCCGACGCTGCCGGATGTTCCTACGAATAGGAAGTCCTGTGATAGAAGCCATTGTATCGGATTATGACCTTGCAACGCCGCCGTGAATGAATCGGTATCCAAAATCCCTTCTGAAAAATCAAGGTAATTATCGGGGTCTAACTCTCCGAACCATATTGTTTGTGGGTGTTTCTTGGAACCGGCAAGACACAATCTCTGCTGATGAAATTCTACTGATTTGAACCAACCCCTGAAATCAGACCAGTATCCTTCCCGCCACTTCTTCGTAGATGCGTGATTTGCAAGGACAATTTTAACGTCTGCCCACACTACCGCAGGATTGACGTAATTTACTATCTTGACTACGCCTTTTTTGTATTTGTCCTTGATTGTGAAAACGTACCTAAATCTTCCGGTCGTTTGTCCTACCAGTTTTACCCTGTAAACGGCGTAATCCGGCTCAGTTTCGGCGGGATTATTGAAATTGGTGGAATCCAAAGGTGATAATGCGTCTTCCCAAGTAGAACCGTTATCCGTACTGCGCTCAAGATGCGCTATACCATCCCAGGGATTTACTCCCGAAGAAGTAGTGAAACTGTATCCACCTGTAAATTCAGATGATTTTGCAGACGTACCGCCAGGGTCGGTAAATTCACCGTTAAGAACTGTTGTCGCAAGTTTTTCGGAAATCTGCCAGATTGAGCCGACGTGGGACGGCTTGAAGATATTTGCATCCCCGACTGAAGCCGTTAATTTAATTCTTCCGGTAGTGCCGTTCGGGTCTATCGTAGTTTCGGTAGTATTTTCCGGCAAAAAAGGACCGTTTATTATGTTGGCCTCCTTTATATTCCAGTCGGCGTGGTCGTATCTCTGGAGAATATAAAGGGGGCGATTGCCGTCAACTAAGTACATCGCACTTTCGTTTTGAGCATAATGTATATTATTCAAATCTGTATTTGTATATGGGGTAACTATCTCATAAATCGCATTCGTATTAGAATCGAGAATCTGCCCGCCGTTACGATAAAACCTCATATACTTATTGCCTACCTCGATGATATAGGTATCGTCAACTGAATACTCAAAGGGTATGAGTCGGACGGAATAGTTACTGTCCTTGACTTCAGCTACGAATCTCGTTCCAGACCTTCTCGTGACCGGACCTTGCGCAGTAACTAAGAAATTCTCCAATAACCGAGAAGATGACTGGTATTTAGGATAATCCGAACGTGCCTCCATCAAGGGACTGACCTGACCCGAATTGAAGGATTGTATTGTCGGGGAATATCCGAAACATAATCCTACAAGTAAGCAAACCGTCAATAAAATCTTTTTAATCAACCTCTGCCTCCCAAATAATTATTAGGCACAACTTTGGCATAATTCTTTCCTTGACTTTGATTAAAGACCTGCGCATCTGGAATACAAACCGTCTTATACTCTATAAGTAGTTGCATTCTCATCTTCACATCCTTACCGATTAAAGGACATAATTCGGCGGCTAAAATAGTGGCCACGCACTCGATAAAGGGAAAACTCCACGTTGCGGTATTCGGTTGGTCGATGCAATACTGGATATATGCGCTGTTCTCGTCGTAGTTGGTCAGGTCGTCAGTCAGAAAAAGCTTACCGTTATCCTGTGCGTTAAGTATCATCTCGAAATTGTAGTTAGACGCGCCGGTCGATTCCAAAATCTGCTCAACTACCGCTAAACAATTACCCGGCAGATTAAATGCGTAGTCCCACTGTTCTATTTCCGGCAAAGTTGTTCCCGTGACTTTTGCACCCAAGTCGGCGTATTTGACCGTCTCTCTGAAAGGGCATTTTAATTTCGCAAGGTCGGAAATCACTCTACCCCTGCAAACAGGGAATAATGTCCTGCACTTAGCGGCCAAAGGGCTGTCGGTAGCGTTAATATCTGAGATGAACCCCGACCCTGATTCCTGGTCGCCGCCTCCGCCCACTTTCGCCAGCCCATAATTGGCAATATCTGTTTCGGTCATAATCAGTATCCTTTAGCCAGCAGTTTTGCATTACATCCGACGGTAGTAGGAACAATCACGAGAATATCGTCACCCTGCAAGTCCCATTTACATTCCGCAGTAAGTTCGTTCAAAGGCGATATAGACGAAATTCCTCCGGTATAACAATAAGTCGTAACGGTTAAAGTATCGGCCATTTCATAAGTTGAAACAGTCGAAGATTGTGTGCCAATGGTAAAGGCCAATTGCGCCACCTTGACTAATTCGCAATCCGTTCCTTTGCCGAGAGTCCCCTGATAGAGCTGAAAAGTAACGGTTGAATTGTCGGTAATTCCTATGCACCTGAATCGTATATCGTTCCAATATCGGGGCAACCGAACTATCGTAATTTTGGAATCACCGCCCTCGGCGAGTGCCTTAACCGTCAGATATGTTCTTTCCGTAACCGCTAAATCGTTCGGTTCGACATCGGCTGACAAAGTAGAGGCCAGAACATTCCACGCCTTTTGAAACGTCAACATCGGGGAAGGAGTTATGTGCATACCATCGACAACCGAGGTCTGCGTATCTTCCTTTATTGTGGTTTCCGTCGGCAAGGCCCGAACCGAACCGACAAAAATCAACATCGAAACAAGAACCAAAAACCTTTTCATTTATATTCTCCTAAAAAAGATAACAGGGCGGAGATTGTAACCCCGCCCCGTTAGTTATACTCCAGTTGCCTGCCTTGCAATTTCGACCCAGTACGTTCCATCGGAAACAAAAGTTATAGTAGAATACTTTCCCGCAGTTGCACTTAAAGTAATCGTGCCGTTGACCTTAAAACCCGTTCCGAAAGTGATAATCTCGTCTGCCGTACCAACACTAAGAAACTCAATAGTCGTAACCGCACCCGGAATAGTTGACATACCCGTCCCTGTAATTGTTTCATCTTCGTTATCGGTGGGAGAATAAGTGAAAAGGGACGCCGTCGATAAATTAACTGACGGGTTTGTTCCCGTGATTGTAGTAGCCGCCGTTGCGACTCTTATATAACCCGTTCTGGCCGGAAGAGTGGCCACACTGCCGTTATTGTTCAGCGTCAAACCGCCACTGCCGGACAAGATTGCTGTCGTGCCGGTCGACGCGGCGTCGCCAATAGTAATGGTCTTTGCACCCGTACCACCCGCACCGATATTGATGGTTTCGATTCCCGTACTTCCAATAGTAATTGTCTGTGCGCCGGAACCGCCGATAGTTACCGTGCCGGTTGATGTACCGGAATTTATGTTCGTTGGCTGGTTATTAGAGGCATTAATACTAACCCCGTTAGAACCGGACAATATCGTCGTAGTGGAAGTTGTGTTTGAACTGCCGAGAGCGACCGTTTTTGCCGCAGCACCGTTGCCGACGGCAATGGCCTGAATACCAGTCCCGCCGATAGTAACTGTTCCGGTCGACGTTCCTGCACCTATATTGCAGGCATAATTAGAGGCGGCAGTTGAGCCGGAGTTGAAATTTACCGTATCGCCGGTAAATGTAACCCCAGACGCGCCGCTCACGCCGGCGTTCAATACGGCTTCCGCTTCGCCGATAAACAGATAGGCAGGGTCAAGTGTTTTATTTCCAGACCCGACGTATCCTTTATGCAATAAGTAATAACTCGCACCGTGAGTTATCGTCGCCTGCGCTGTCGAGACCATAAAAACCAGCATAAGCAATATTACTAAAATCTTCTTCATTTCGTTTACTCCTTAAAATCGGGGCAGGCGGAAGGCAAAAAATTTCCGCCCACCCCATTAACATTAAAGTTACGGATTACCCACCGGCGAAACCAAGACCTGACTACCTCGGAAATTACTCTCCGCAGCATCTTCGAGCCACGCGTCAACGTGGAAATGTCCTGTATGAGTAGCGTTTTGCCAGTATAACTGCGCATATCTCAAATTTACTCCATAAGGCAACGGTGCTCTCCACATCCAGACACCGGCCGCGCATCGTGCGTCGTCGGCGCGGATTTCCGCACCTGCGGCAGCGCAGAACGGCATAAACACGGTAATAACCGTGCCGTTCAAAACACCGCCGTCGGTATCGACATCGACCGATGCCGATTGACGAAATTCGATGGCAAGAGTATCAGCCGCAGTAGTAGAAGGAATAACCATCCTGATACAAAGCATCGGGGCGTGCGCGCCTACCCCCAGCTTCGGTATGACCGCAGCCATATCGATAAATTTAGTCGAATACCCGTCGGCATCAATAATATCCGCCGCATCCTGAAAAACTCCCAGATTTTCGTGCATACCCATTGTGAATATCCTTTCAATTCAAAAAGTTAAAGTTAAACAGCCGCTACGCGTGTTTCGGTAAGAAGAATTGAATCTTCCTGTTGAATCATCATATCACCGAACCGATACATCGGAACATCGTAGATGTTGTTCCGGTCGTAAACCACGTTCTGTTTGGCCTCAGCCATAATCATAAAGTGGGTCATAATGCGTCTCGGAACGAACATAATCACCGGCTCCGGCCCTCTGAAAACCTCATTTCGCGCCTGATAAATCAGCGAAATCAAACCGGCATCAACGGAGGCAATCGCGGCGAGGATATTCCTGATTCTGGCGCAAGCTCGCATATCTTTAACGCAAAGACCAAATTTCCATTCAAACTCCGTCCTATGGTCGCGTCTTTGTTTGCTATTTTCTGCCGTTGCATAAACGTATCCGACATCTTCTACCTTGATACCCATCTGGGGGTCGTTGGCGGGTGTAATGCCGAACAGTTTATCTATTGATGGTTGGAGCATCCAAATCGAAGTAGTAACGGAACTCGCGCCGCTGCCGGCGTCGAAAACGAAGGCATCGGCACTGGCACTTGAAGGATTCGTCGGGTCAACACCATCGGGTACATTATACCTGACATCCAGGCCGTCGAATTTCTCAGGATTGGCAAGTGCAGAACCATAAAGAATATGGTTACTGACGCCCTGACCGAAACCCCTGTAATGGGCATTTTCGATTTTGGCGAGATACGCCGCCTTATCGGGCATTAAGTCCATAACGTGTTTGGGAACATCAGCCCTGTCAACGAACAAACTGATTGTTTCCTTGAAGTTATCCCATTTTGCCACAGAGGCATCGTGACCATCTCCAACCTTGATAATCTGAGGAGTAGGTATCGATGTTTCCCGCGCGTCCTCGTGCGAGGTGATACCGTTGGAGGGGATTATGGGCAACGTCTTGATTAGAGGGTTCGCCTCAGTTAACGTTTCAGCGAAATTGGTTAATTTTCCCTCTGGGTTAACCAATTTCAGGGAACTAACAAGATTGTATCTTGTATCTAAACCTTGACTTGCACCCATTGTTGGGTCTCCTAAATAGTTATATATTCAAAGTTTAACAAACTATTCGGAGAAGTTTTCGCTTTCGCGGCTTCTGCCTTGCGCGTGTTCTTGCGCCGAGTGGACTGTCTTTAGTCCAGAAGCAACAGGCCCAACAATGTTAGGTTGTCTGTGTTTTTTTATACTAAAGGGTTTTCGTCTTGCGACGGCCCTGTTTATTTATCTTCCGGCCCCCACAAATCGGGAGTATTCGGCCAACGTTCCTTATTCTGCTGATATTGGGACTTTCCCTTTTTTTTATCTGCACCACCTTCGCCACCAACGGTAGTCCCTGTCTTGAAATTCTTGGCCATTGCCATCAACGCTTTTCTCAATACTACTGTCCGCGTGAAGTTCGCCTTGACAAGTTCCTGTCCCACCGTCTCATATTCCTGAGGCGTCAAACCGAGATTGTTTTGGAACATCCGCCGGACAAGTTCGTCATTTTCGGCCAGTTTCTCTTTCGAACCGATTTCAGGTAATGCGATAAGTGCCTCGTCCGTTGCTTTGGCTTCCGTTAAAAACTGTGCCTCCATTTGCTTTCCGGCGGCAATCATAGTTTCGTTCCAGACCTTAATGCCGTCCTGCACAATATCTTTGGGTTTGCCGATAGCCCACTTGGACAATACCGCGACCATTCCCTCGTCGGCCTTTGAACCTTCAGGCATACCAACCGTGAAGTTTATACCCTTCAAGTCCTCCGGTTTTTCAATTACGCCGAGCAACTTGCCGATTCCGGCCCGTAACTCCTGACGGGTCTTGTCATCGGGCAGTTTATCCATCGACTCAGGCAATTTGAACGGCTTACCTGCCGATTTCTCCAATTCCATATAACTAACAGCCACATCGTCCTGGGTAGGGAATTTACTCATCGTCTTAGTAAACGATTCCTTTAATTCCGGCGTCGATAATTTTTCGTGTTGAAACTCACTCGACCAGTGTTTTTGTTCGCCTTCGCCTTCCATTTGACTGTCCTTTCAATAAAATTATCCTACACTATCCGCAAATGCTATTGCCATTGTCTTGCAATCTGCTTCTGTTTGTGCCTCAAATCCAATATGTAATGCTTTATTTTCTTCGGGATGGTCTTTTAGATATTCATCAGTTAAACCAGAAGAAGAGCAACAGTCGCCTTCTTTTACTATATCACCAATTTGAAAACCATAAATAGCCCGATGACTCCAACCATACTACTTGCCATCTTTGAAGGACTTGCCAATAGAACAAACTTTGTCTTTGGGTGATGCTTTCTCTGGTAGTATCCCCCAATGGTCAATTAATCTTTTGAAATCTCCAATGTTGCCTATGTAACCCCCATCTTTCGCGTAGAAACAAATCATCTCTACTGGACGACCCGTCTCCTCACCAAACAATTTGATTCTTACGGTAAATTCAGATAAACAATTCATTTCCTTATCCTTTCCTATTTCTCATAAATTATTCTGTATTCCGTTACGAAACCCTGTTTATCGTGTGTCATTATACGCCTCGAAAGTATCTCGATAATAACCTTCCGATGAAGTCCGTTATTACGAATAAACCGTTGTAATGCCTGGTCGTCCTCGTAAGCCCTGTTCTTGGCTCGGACAGCGTTGAGAATAGAGACGAAATCTATTGTCGATACTTCTTTTTTCTGGGCCGGCAAAACAGGAATATCTCCGAGAGGTTCATTTACAGTGGACATCGTATTAGGATATTTTGCATCAACCATTTTATCGTGTGAACACATACCCGTTTCATCAACAGGAAGGCCGGGGAAAGCAACGCTATTATCTTTTTTGTTTACTTCTGGCGACTCTATACCACCGGCTTTTTGTGGTTTACTTTTTCTCGTTCGTCCCATCTTTTTTCTCGGTTGTCCCATCTGTCTGGTCCCTCACACTTAAATTAAAAACCTGTTCTGCTACTGCCGTTAAGAATAAAGGCACTTGGGCGCCTAACATATTCGATACTTCATTCACCATATCGTTGTGCAAAACCCTGTCCTGTTCATTAGTTATCGGACAAAATACTCTTGCTAATTTCAGGGCCAAAAACGGTTTGCCCGCGCCCATATACGCATTAACAAGTTCTTTTCTGGACGATTCGGTCATCTTCGTTTGTGTCCTCTTTTTGGCCTCCAGCCGGTTTTCCTCATAGTCCCGTAAATATATTTTCTCGCCCTCTTTGAAGTGGTTGAACCGAATTTCCTGCGGGCTTGACGTTTCAACTTTCTTTCAAGTGCTTTAGGCATAAATTATCCCTTATATTCCAAAATCAATTCATCGGCGTTAATTTCTTTTGTTCCTTCTCCGGCAAAGGCAAACTCATCCACACAACGCCATTGATGCAAACCATCTTTAATTTCAAATCTTAAATGTATGGGCCAATCAGTTAATATCTTTCGGATTATCTCTTTTTTTGTTTTATGGGGATTCTTGGTCAAGTACAACAAATCTTTCGACATTGTAATAGTTAATATCATTTTGCCATTCCCGCCATAATGCTATCCTTATCCACCGGCCCCTGTATGTTCTTGCTGGCCTTCATCGTCTCTATCGCCATCTTCGCCTGTTCGGCCTCCATCCTCTGCTGAGTCAACGCCGCCTTCGCCTGATTGTAATCCTCCTCGGTATTAACGCAGTCCTGCGGGAAATTGACGGCTTCAAGTGCTTTGTCCGCCGTCTTGTATTGCTTAATCATAAGCGAAGCCATATCGGGGTCGCCCAACTCCGCCGCCATTTCAGCTACTATTGCAACGCCAGTCCTTATCGGCTCTATCTGTTGCGAAATTTTCTGCATCTTGTGCAACGGCCCGATAAAGACCGGCCTGACGGTTATCTTGTCTAACGGTCTGGTTATGTTCGACATTATAACGTCAGTGATATTCGCCATCACATCGGGGGCAAACGGCCCGCGACCTGACATTATCTCAAAACCCATAGCGACTTCATCGCAGTCGGCCAGATACCTGCTGTGACTTTCTATAAACGGGCTTAAAAACGACGCGCTTTCGGCATCCAACTTCATAGTTTCAAGGTTATTCAACGGCGCGCGGCCGTCTTGTAACCGCTTCATAAACGTCAAAAGCTGGTCGTGATGAAAATGACGCTTGACCGCTTCTCCAAGCATAGCCGATAACTTTTCATCGAGAAGAATATCGCCCAAAGTTTCGATGCGCTTGGGCGGTCTGTCATATTCCGCAACGTCAACAGCCATTAGTCCTTCCGGACCTAAATCAAGACGATTGGTCATTGTATTAAGATGAACAACCGCTCCCCTTGTTTTATTTTGGATGTTCTCCAGAAAATTCTTATGTACTTGCTGTTGACTCTTAACGTCGTGATACGCCTCAAAAGCGGGGGTCGAGGACGATGCGTGCCAGGGCTTCTTGTTGTAATCCCACACCACAAACGGTTTATTATAATACGGGTCTGTCCTTAGTGGTTCATTCTTCCTGTCTTGTTTGCAACCTTCCTCGAAGTAAATGCTAATCCACCTGGGATTACCGATGGGCTTCTTGAAATCAGGGTTGTCCCACAACAGGTCAGTCGCCTTGAATACCGCCCTGTAAACTGTGTATTTCTCATAGAAATTACCGTTCTCCAGTTGCTTCGCCAGTCCAACACTTAACTTCGTGTTCCTGTCCTGTTGTCTTTGTTCCTGACTGTTGCCCTCGCAAAATTCATCGTCAATCTTCTTGGCAGTCCACGTCTCGTCTTTGACTATAATCCCTTCCGGCTGATTGTATTTGTCATAGAAAACATAACACTGATTATAATGTTCTGGTATCCACATAATCCGACTGGTCGAAATGTCCTCTTCGCAGAACATCACGGGCGAGCCGATAGTAATGCCGTCTAAAGTGAAATTCGGCTGGACATCGTAAAAGTTTCCCTGCTGATACGAAGTCGCCATATACTCTTTAATCTTCTGACACCAAATATCCAATTCGTCAATACCCTGAAGTTCCTGCTGACCCATCTCATACATTATCCAGTCAATCGACTTGGACATTAACTTGCCCTGAAAGCCGGTAGCCATAACCCGAGCCGCCCACGGTCCAGTCCCTTCGTAAATCTCGCGGCCAAGTATTAACTGATTGGTCCGTTCGTCAACCTCAATATCGAGGTCTAACCTGAAATACTCGGCCATCGCGTCTCTATCGGGTTTGAATCGGTCGTAAACCTGCTTGCGCTGCGTAAACCTGTCAATCATCCTATCGTAGATATTTTTATCAGACCACAAAATCATATTATTCCTTTACGGGCAATAAAAAAGGAAGCATATAGTCTTTGTATCTTAATTTCACATTCCCGTAACCATTTCTTGATTGCAGGAATCTTTGATAATTTCCTATTTTTGGCAGTCAATTTAATTCTCATATTTATAATCCTAATCTCATTCTCATTAAATCCCTGATAGCTCTTAACGTCCCATAAACAAAAGCGATAGGAGCGATAATGACGATAATAATATCTTCAATTATTCTGGGAATAGTCATAATCCTAACAACCCTGATTTGGATAATTTCGGACTCTGCGACCAGTCCTTTGTCAATAAAGAAGCCGCCATACGCTTGTTAGTTTTCTCCTGCTCAGTCAATAACTGATTATCTGGAGGCCCAGCAGTTACGGTGGGTTGACCGGCGGAAATAGAAGGCATACTCGCTTGCCTGTTCATCGCCCCTGAAATTAACATCCCTCCGGCGATACCGCCGCCAATAAGCAACAACGGAATTAGTGCAGGTGCCATTTATCCAACTCTCTTTCTAAAACCTCTGTCGAGTACGTTATTTGTATAAGCGGATTTGTGTCTCGTTATGGGTATGGTATCGCTTAATGAACCTATGACTCTGCCGCCGATACTCGTATATCGATAAGCAATCGCCAACCCGCAAAACATATCGCCGACGTGCCTGCCCCACGTCTTCATCGCCTCGTCGAAGTATTCCGGCTTGTCGGTAGTTGATAACTGTTCGTTCTTGCGCTTGCGCCAGTCCTTTAATCCATCTACCCACTCACTCGCTTTTTTTGAAAACCAGCAGACATTAAGTAAATCCTGAGAGGCTTTAATACAATCATCCCTATTCGGTATGTCTATTCGCTGAAAATCAATACCGACTGAATGGGCCACATCAATCGAGTATTGACCCGAAGCACCTGTTTTCTGATTTGAACCCTTCGGGAATATGTCAGGCAAGCTGAAATGGCCGCCGTATTTATACTTCCGCTCCTGAAGCATCAAAGCGTAACCGGGGAAGCCGATGCCCTTCTCATCATAATAAAAGTCAATGCACCGAACCTGCTGATGAATAAATTGAACGAATCCCCACGCAGAGTACATATCGCCTATATCTGAGAAAGTATAAACTGGAAACGTCGGCTCGTAATCGATTGTGCCTATTCGCTTGTCCGTTTCGGCTTTGGCTAATCCCAAGCCGAGATATGTTCCCACCGTGAAAGCCGGTTTCCTGCCTAAAACTTTTATCGCATATTCGTTCGAGTCCTCGCCGTATTTAAGACGCACAGACTCTTCGTATTCCCGACCTGACACGCCGGGGATAACCTCTCGGCCTTCTTTGAAATTCGGCGTGTCCTTGACGCTGATTGTTATGTGATGAAACGACGGGTCTTCGGAATCTTCCGCGAAGTGGCCTTGCGCCTTTGACGGATTGCCGTAAGTCAGTAATCTATGCTTGTTGGTTATAATCAGACCGTCAACCGCTTTCCTTACGCTTAGCGGCACACCAGCGGCCTCGGTTAAGATTATAAGGACGTATTCGTTGTGAAAGCCCTGTGTTCTTGTGTTCTCGTCGGTGCCGGGGTCCTCGGAAGCCGTGAAGCCAATCATAAACCATTTATCGTCGATGTCGAGCTTGCAGGTAGTCAACTTGCCCCCGAATGGCTTTTTGGCATTATTGTAAGAGTCCCTGACCTCTCTGAAGAATACGTTCTCGACCTGATTCTGACCTGGACCGGAAACTACAACCGTGCATCGCGGACCGTAACAAGCCAAAAACCACAAAGCTATCCTCGCTGCTTCGTAGTCCTTTGAAACACTGTGGCCGGCTTCTACGCACGTCTTTTGATTGTCCCTCACTGATTCCGCCATCTCGACCATCTTTGACCAGATGTTCTCTGGCTCGACGTCGAGACACCTGACTTGGTACTCAATGGGATTTTGGCGGTAATATAACTGCGTCGCCAAACAGTCATCGTCGGTTATTAGTTCTTCTGTTGTTTGTTCTTCAACTGCAATCATCTTTGACTCAATCGGCAAAAAGGGACAACACCATCGGCGACAATACCAGGGATAGACATTGAACGATGAGGACTTAATGTTCTAATGGGTAGCATATCTGGCTTGGTTGGAGGTGATGGATTACCGTCAGACGTAAAGGGTGTTGTAAACCCCAGATTATTAGGTCTAACTAAAACTGGTTGATGGGAAGGGTCTAACTCATCGGGTCTAACCGGGTTCATTAATTGTGGGGCATCCTGAGAAGCTGATTTTCGGGCTAAACGCCGTTTTCGCATATATTCACGCTGATAATCAGTTTTTGCCTTATCCTTGAACATCTGCCCCCCTTTTAGCATTGCCAGCTCGTTTGATTATATCAATGAAGCTCTGAATCGTCTCGGCACCGAAATCCGTTTCAGTCATATCAGGCAGAATCTTCCGGGCTAAAGCAACAGCCACAACATCACTCAAATAAGCCCTTTCCACAAAATGTTGCAAAAATGATTTATCACCATTGACCTTTGCGGCCTTCTCCATTGCCTTTCTTAAAGCTGCACGTTCGGCAGAAGGTCTACCCGATGGATTACCTGATACGCCTTGTTTCCAGTTTGGATTACCGTGAGTTGGCATTTTGTTAAGTTTTTGCTTTCATAACCTCATCAGGATTGAAAAAGTCCTTAGAGTTGGGATATAACTGCTTCCGAGTATAAAAATGCTCAAAAGCCCACGTTGGCGGATAATTGTTTCCAGCATCCACAAAAAACCACCGCAAGAATTTTCTAATTACCTCAATCACGCCAACCCTATTACCACATTTAAGGCCGCAAGGCCCACCGGAGGTCAAACATCGGCGCGGCGGGCCATTCTTTCTTTTCTTTATTGTCTCGCGGCATATATTTCTTATTGATAACTCTGCCCCTCTCTCATTATAACCGATTTTGCGCAAATGTTTCGACAACCTTCAGACGCGGGATTCCCTTTTCGTTTTTTACATCGAGGACAAATACAGGTGGGAAGATTTGTACAAGTGATAAACCTTGTAACTCTTTTGGTTATGCGTTCGCTTAATAACACTTCGGCGATTCCCGCCATTTTAAGATTAGCTCCGCTAAAATCAAAAATCCGTATCCAACAAAGAGCAAGCCGGTTATTGTGACCGGCAGAACCATCCCAACTGATACGACCACTAAATCTCTTTGGTTCATCAATTATCCATAATCGACTTAAATACAGGGTATTGTCAAGGATTATCACGGAAATTCAGTATCATTTAATTTTTGCGCATAAGAAAGCCCTGCTATGTTAGCCAGGGCGTCTGCGTTTCAGTTACGCAGGGCTAATCTTTTCCATATCCCTTTGTGGGATATTTATCGAGAGCTACATTGATACGCTCAAGCAGTGATTCTTCATCGGGTGTTAGCATTGGCTGATTATCGAAATACTCTTGCACCTCTTTTAATATATCCGCCATACTCATTTTATCCCCTTTCATCATAAAGTTTCGGTTACGCGGGGTTAAGGCCGTTAAGTTGACAATTTTTCTGCATACCAATTTTCAAATTCCGAAAGCACTGGCGACTGGTCATAAATTTTGCAGTCTTCGGAATAATCTAACCACCAGTCATAAATTGTAGTCGCCAGTTTATTGTATTTTGTCGCAAGTTCATTTATGCGATTGCGAAACTCTTGACAGGTTTCCGCCAATGTTCTTCTGTTTTGACGTTGTTTGTCTGTTAATATCGTATTTCCGCGCGTTGTCATTTTTCATTCTCCTTTCAGCCCCGAAGGGCGATTAAGTAACTTTTTGTTTTTGTTCATCTTGCACAATATCAAACAAATCAGCTTTGCCGTGCAAGGGATTATTTTTTGTAAGATGCACGGCGTTGTTGATGAATTGCTTGGCGTTTATTTCGCCAACGATAGAGGCGGTGCGTAATTTATCAAAATGCTCTCGCGTCATTGCTGCCAGATAACCCAAAGTCATTGTTTTTGTCTGCATTTTTCTTCTCCTAAAAAAGCCCTCAAGGGCGGTTAAACTGGACCTGAATCGGCACGGGCATCACCACCGATTGCTTGCCCTTCATCGTATTCTGGTTTCCATTCATCAGATTTGCTCAAAAACCCATCACATTCAGTAATTGGTTCACATTTTGGGTCGTAAAAACAACAAACCTTTTTCATTTTATTTGTGCATTTTTCTAAAATTCCGTTACTCATTTTTTCACCTCAAAATCCCCGCCGTGTCGCGGTCAAGATACAAAAATTCGATATTGGCCATTTTTCAGCAAATCCGGTTCGCTCATCTTACGGCTTGATGAATTCGGATTGCTCGCCAACCAGTTTTCGGCGATTTGAATTACTTGCTCTTTTGTAGTCGAAGAAAAACTGATTTTGAACCCTTTCCTTTTACCGATTACCGGAGCTTGTTTTTGCCATCTTACCATTTTTTCGTTCTCCTTTAAGCCCCCGCCCGCCGCCGTCCTGGACGGTTGCCACCAACCAAGAGCGGACGGCAGACGAAGGCCGTTAAACATTGTTTGGGAATTTCGGCAACCGTTTTAATTTGTCAATCCACTTTCATTATCGGCATTTTAGCAGAAACTCTTGAGTTGTCAAGAGACAAATAAAAATAGTTATAAACCTTTGTAAATAAGGCACTTATATTGCTAATACATTTATAAGATTTACTTAAAATCCGCAAGCACTTTTTTTATCGCCTGTGCGGTCGCTAAAGTTATCTCGTGGCAGTCCCCGTTCCTGAGGTCCTTTGGTTTGCTTTCAAGTATGCTTTCAAAAGCTGGCGTATGCCCGCACAACTCAGCGAACTTCTTTTGCGTAAATCCCGTCGATTTTCTGGCTGCGGATAAGGTGTCCCACCGGATTGACCTGTGCCAGATTGAAGGGCCTATGATTTCATCGATGTTTATTTTAACTTCCGTGCCGTTCATTCAAATAAACCCGTTTTTATTTCTTTAAGTCCCAATTCTTCGGCGATTTTCTCGCAATAATGTCGGCTTATTTCTATACCGATACAGTTTCGATTAAGTCGTTTGCATACTCGATTGACTGTTCCTGTTCCCGCGAACATATCAATTACTAAATCACCTTCAATTGTCGAGAATTTTACAATACGTTCAATTAGGGCTTCGGGATGCTGTGTAGGATGCCATTCTCGGCGTTCCTTAAATGTCCCGCAAACGCGACTGAAATCCCAAACATCATCGGGGACGCGCCCGAGAGGATTTGCACGTTTATCGTGATAAAGTGTTTGCCTTGCAGATGGCTCACGGATAGCATCGGGGTAAATCTTTGTCTCTGTTCCCATTATCCGCAATAATGGTCTGAAACCTTGTCCACAATCGTGGCTATTGTGCTGACCAAAAGTAAATCGCCAAATAAAAATACGCCAATTCCACCAAGTAATAGCATATTTAAGCCAAACAGGATTGATACTTAACCAGAAAATCTCGCCATACTTAAACCATTCTGCACAGACGGTCTCCAACCAGTCGAGATATTCATTACTATCAAGTTTGTCTTTATAACCGTCATATTGCAATCCCAGATTGTCCGGCGGGTCAGCAAAGACCATTTTGACTTTTGGTAATGTCGGTAAAATTTGCAAACAATCACCGCAAATTATCTTGTTTATCGTCGTCTTCCGATAAGGATTTGTATTGCTCGGTTTTACTTTGTTTGGGAATGGCAGTTCCCAATTTTTTATTATCGCGTCCCAGTCAATCTCTCCAAACTCCGCATCCGCTTTTTGTGATTTCATAATATCGGCGAATTGTTGTCTTATATGCTCAAACTGCAACGCCTTTGGCCCTGATTGCGCCAGTAATATGTTAACTGGGTAAGTATTTCTTAGCCAGTCGTGGACTGCACAATTGACACACAGACCGCCTCCTTTGGCCCGTTTGAGCATTTTGGCGTTCGACTCTTTTGGGGGATTGATTACGCATTCTGCTCCGCATCGTTGACAATACATTATTTCCATTTCAATCCTTTCTGTTTCTTGGTGCGTCAAGCGTATCGTTACCTTTAATTTGTCGTCTCTTGTTTTTGTACAGAGGGCTTTCATTCAAACAGTCCCCATTCCGTTGAATCTATCCGCCTTTTTGCAATCGCAAAATATTCAGGGCCAATCTCAATACCGCAAAAATTCAATCCCTCCTCACCTGCTGCAATTCCCGTTGAACCAGAACCCATATAGCAATCCAAAACAGTCCCTTTCGGCGGCGTTATCATCCGGCATAGATACCGCATAAGGGCAACGGGTTTGACCGTCGGATGATGATTCTTCTGTCTTGCTACGCCCTTTTCGTCGAATGTTCCCATTCCTGTTTTTGTTCTTTCGTCTGGCCTTTTTTCTTCAAATCCCGTCAGCCCCGCGTTTCTTTCACCCTTACTTGCCTTCGCTGTATAGAAAAATCGGGCGGCTGAACCAGAATCTGCGGGGGTATCAAATTTTGTAACATCAGGAGCCATATATCCAAACGTGTTTCTATTTGGACTTGCCGAATTGAATCGCTTTTGTCCGGCGGGCATTTTGCCGCTTGCTGTTTCAGGAAACAACCCCATAACTTCATCAGAACCATCGTGAATAAAATTGGCGGGAAAACGACCCAAAGGTGATGGTTCGATATATCCCCCACTACTATTTTTCCAGCCATTATCACCGATTTTATTATTTCTTGGAGTCAATTCATTAGTTGCTATCCTGCATCCATCTATATTGAGTCCACCCGTTCCGTACTTGAGGACGTTTTCGGCGACTGTTTTTTCACTCAGCGGCTTCCGGCACAAAGTCCATAACTCCATCGCCGGCTTCAACGCCGTCCCCCAGCCCTGCCAGATTTTGGCTTTGCTGGTATGGGGAGCGGTTATTTCTTGAGTTGTTTTTGGTGAGCCGTCTTTGTTGTAATGTGATGGCCTTCGCCAACCTTCATTTGCATTTTTGCCGCCTATGTGATATTTTCTTTTTATACATACAATTTCTCTGACTGCTCCCGCCTGCTTATCTATCGCCTTGCTTATATCCAGCGATTTCGGAAATCCCGAACCGTAAACCCAGGCGATTAAGTCCCTGATTTCAAATCCTGCATCTTCGAGATTGACGGCCATTCGGTGCTGCGTCCTCGTCCCGCAGGCAACCAGGGCGTGTGCGCCGGGCTTTAATACCCGCAGGCACTCCCGCCAGACCTCGACAGAAGGAATATCGTAGTCCCATTTCTTGCCCATAAAATGCCAGCCGTAAGGCGGGTCGGTGACAAGAGAATCGAAACTACCGTCCGGCATCGACTTCATATATTCGAGGCAATCCCCGCAATGCAGTGTTATCGTCGGCTTCCCTGCCTGGTCAGTCATTCTTCGTCGTCCTCATCATCAAGAATTGGACACCACAGATTCCACGTTGACCACCTTTATCCCAAAATCCTATTCCAAATCTTTTCGAGCCAATCGGCCTGTTTTCCGCTCATCCGGCCGCGCCATTCGTTATTGAGCGAGTCGAGAAAATCAATCTCTCGATTTGACAATCCTTCCTCGACTTCGAGCAGTTCATCAAGCATTTTACTTAGGTCTTGCTGGGTTCTTGTGGCCATTCGCGCCTCCTTGCCCATTCAGGAAATCGAATCATATCGTCAATAGCTTTGCCTTTTTCGTCAGGCAATTTTTTAATAAAAACAGGGGTTTCCATTCTGTTTATGTCATATAATAAATCCTTCAGCCATTCTATCTGGAAATCTTTATGATATGGTGTTTTGCAACCGATGATTGCCCAATCAAATTTTCCACAACGTGGTTGACTTAAAGCGTAATCCCATATTCTCAAGTTTTTCGATAATAATGGCTCAAAAGAAACAAAATGGATTTTGGCTTTGGTCTGCATAATCAACTTAATCCGTTCGGTTTCTTCTGGTATTCTTATTGTCGTCCCAAGCCAGCAGTTGTCTGGCCAGTTAAATTCCTGATACCGCTTGGGATTTTGAGTGCAAAAGATAAATTGTGGATTATGCGGGGTTCTGTAAGGTTCTCGCATATCCTCCGCAATCCGGCAACGGTCGATAACTTTCTGAATCTCCTTGTCTCGTATCCAGTTCCCGAATAAGTCGTGCATTGAACCGACAAAAATCCGGGGTGCTCTATTGTATTTATCCACAAAACGAATGTATTGGCTAACATCAAGCCAGTCGGGATGAAACTCAATCTTTTCCGGCTTGCCGTATCTAATCCTGATTCTCTCAGCATAACAATCAGGGCAGTTATATAAGCATTTTCCGCTTACGGGGTTTGCGGTAAAATCACACCACCCGATATTATTATCAGGTCCGTTCATTTTTCTCCTTCTTCGCATCGACGGCGGCAAGAACGGCTTCTCTATCAAGACACCATTGGCATTTTTTGAAATCGTGTTTCGAACCGGCTTTTGCGCAATCTGCATAATTAACTAATCTCGCCAATTTCTCAATCAACTTTCGCTGCTCGGCCTGGACGGTTGCGAGAAGGGCAATTATTTCCTCTCGTTCAGGTCCAAACTCGCTGTAATAATTTAATTTATTTATTTTCTCAATCACCTGTTGAATGTCAGTTTGTTTGCTCATTTTTCATTCCTTAACTTACAAAGTTCAATTTCTCCATCGGTTTATCCCCCATCAAAAATTCTATGCTCACTTTGTATAACTCAGCAAGACGGCTCAATTCTGAAAACTTCGGCTCAGTATAACCATTTTCAAACGACCTAATATCACTATGCGGAATGCCGCTTTTAATGGCCACTCTTGCAAGTGAATATCCTATTGCCTTTCTTGCTTCTTTAAGACGGTTTGGTATATGACTCATTTTTTGCCTTTCTTGACTTTGATTAGTCGCCCGCAATAAGGACAGTATTTGAATTTGCCATCTTCGAAAGGTTTATCGTGAGAAAAACAAAACTCCTCGCCGCAGTCGGTATTGTAAAAATCATTCTCCGCCGAATAAGGCGTATCATCAATGTTGTTTGGAACCCATTTACATTTAGGTCTGAATTTCGCTATCATCGAGGCGATAATACCCGTTGCCTGCTCGTAACCTGCTTTGCGGCCCAAATCGTAATCCATCTTAAAATCATCGTGATTCATTTATGTGCCTCCAAAATCTTTATCTTCGCCCGCCACTCAGGCAACCATTAGATAATTCCTTTTATCTGTTTGAAAATAACAGACGCATCAATAATCCTTCGGGTATATTTTGCCGCTATCGCCCGTCTATGTGCGCCCTTACTCCCCTTGCGCGGTATATGTTGCAAAACAAGGTCTATTCTGACATCTGGGTAATGTTCTGCCATACGACGAAGTTTTGTATTCGTTTGGCCGTCGTGCCAACCTTTGGTTTCTTGATAAATAATATCACCCCCCGCTTCGTTTACCCGAAAATCGGGGGTATATTGAACCGGGGCGGCTTTCTCGCCGGCGAAGTAAAATGTTTGGGTTTCGTATGACCAGTCAATTATATTATGATGCTCTTTCAGGAATTGCAGATATTGCGCCCATTTTAATTCAAGTTGGCTTTTGAAATAATATGTTTTACCGCCGACAGTTGCACGTTCGCCGCGATTGCCCATTACCTTGACAATCCGCCTATTCTTTTCAAAACTCATTATTTCTCCTCCCATCTTTTCAATCTTCTTTTAGCGTGTTGGCGACAATATAGACCTTCTGGGCCATAACCATTACCCCTATCGCATTGGTGAAATGTTCTCCTAAAACACTTATAAAGAACCATTACAATACATCGCTTTTTGTTAACCTTCCACATAATTAACCCTTTTCTGATAATTGATTCAATATCTTTTGTTTATTTTGGGCTTTTTCAGCTTCGGTCGTCGGTTGTTCGACTTTTTTCATCTCTATTTTTTTACCGCTTCGCTCCTCAAATCTTTTCATCATTTCGGCTTGCGCCTGCTCATATTTACGTTTGGTTTGTATGTTTTCTTCCTCGCGCTGCTGGGCAGATTTTTGCGGCTTGGTATTTTGCCACCCGAAACTGCTCCACGTCCTCAATTTGAGCTTCCAGTTTCTAACCGGCTTACCCTGAGTATCAATCCAGCCAGAATCATTAAAACCCTTGAAGAAGGTTTCAGGATTCACATTCGCTAATTCAGGATTTTCAGTAATGTATTTTTTGACTTCTTCAAAGGTTGGCGGAATAAAGCCCTTAACATTTACTTTACTTTCCTTTACTTTACTTAACTTTACTTTACTTAACTTAAGGGGGAGTTCCGCTGGAGTTCCGCTGGAGTTCCGCTGGAGTTCCGCCGGAATAGAAGGTATTTCGCTTTCAGCTTCTCTATCATCTCGTAAAGTTTGAAAGTCACCAAACCTCGTGTATTCAAGGAATTGTGAATTATCAATAGAGTATAAAGTCAAAAGACCTGCATTGTTTAGTTCTTCTAAACAAGATTGAATGATATTTGGTGATATATTGATTAGGGGCAATACTTGCCCTTTTATTAGTTTGGGATTGGCGTCCATCCTGCCTTCCTTATCTAAATGTGGCAAAATCATCAAATAAATCATTCTTGCTTTATCTGTTTTGACTCTTGCAAACTTTTCACTCTTTGATATATTTTTCTTTAACATTCGTCCAGTGGCCATATCGAGTCCTATTAGCTTTACCTCTATTACATTTTCTACAACTCAATACAAGATTATCAGTATCGTTTGTTCCGCCGTCTTTACGTCCTATGATATGGTCTATCACCAACATCGAATAATCCTTTTTTCTCTTTTAGACAATGCGGGCTAATAAACAGCCGCTCCCTGTGTCGGTTTATACTGCCTCCGGATTTGAGATTTGAATACCCGCCCGCCGCCGACCACGCTTCAAATATCCAGCCATTATCCAGTAGCGTCTTGTATTCATCATCGTAACCAGCGACAACTATCCGGTAGCTCCGGTTTTTGCCGCGCTCCAAACACCACACCTCAACATCATTTGCTACCGTCATAGAATCGTGCTGGTAAATCGCCTCATCTCTCCCGCTCGTCGCGTATGGCGGGTCAAAGAATATGCCTACTGGTTTGTTAGCGTCCTGCCAGTTACCACCGCAAACCCGCGCCCAATCGCCACAAACAACCTTGACGCCCCTTAACCGCCTTGCCAGTGCGTTAATCCATTCGTAAACACCCTTATCGTGCGTAAGGTGCGGTTTCTTGCTTATTATGCCCTTATCGTGGGCAAGGTGCGGTATCTGGCTTGTTATGCCCATATCGTGGGTAAGGTGCGGGAACTGGCTCGTTATGCCCATATCGCTGGTAAGGTGCGGTCTCGCGTTTGGGCGTGTCAGGCCAGAACCTATCCAGCAACTTGCCCCCCAAATCCAATATCCCGCAA